GATCTGCATTTCTTTGCCTTCTTAATTCGTTAGCTTGATTTGTAGCAATACCTAGTGACTGACCAAAAGAGGTTGGCATTGTTGAATAACCTGATTGAGCAAGTAATCCCATACCAATATCACCAGCATAAGGACTTTTAACAAAGTTTAACAAACCACCTTGATTTTGTTGTGGTTGAAAAGATTTATTAAATCTATTTGCTATAACTTGATCTAGTATAGAACTATTAATGTTTATTTTCTCACTCATTAGGCGAACCCTCCAAGAAGTCCTCCTCCAATTGCACCAAAGAGAGGATTACCAAACATAGAACTTCCACCAATTTGACCAGCAATATTTGCACCTGTTAATGCACCACCGAGTAATCCAGCACCTGTATTTCTAAAGACAGGTTGTGTTGATACTGTTTGTGTTGGTACAGGTGATCCTAATGCACCTAAGTATTGGTTTAATTTTAAAAATGGTTTTTGTTGTTCGTAATCAAAACGAGCAATAGCATCTTGTAATTTTGTTTGATCTATGCTTTCTCTGTCTGCTCCTACTTGTGCTAGTCTTGAAATATCATTGTAATCCATTTCACCTAACTGTGGAGCTGTCATCATAGTTTGAGCTTGTAATGCTCTTTCTCTATTAAATTGATCTCCGTAAACTTGATTAGCTAATCTACCTAGTGAGTCTGATAATATCTCTTGGTTTGCACCTGATCCTAATCTTCCAGCTTTACTAAACTGTGATTGTACTTTTGATGTAACATCGTCAGCCATTTGATTAAATAAACCTTGAGAGTAAGGGTTTGTAGTAGGTGATAAAAAATCTCCCGCTAGTGTTTGTTGTGCAAGGTTTTGTGACTGGTTTAGTAAGGGATTACCAGCAACAGCTCTAGCTGTAGCTAAATCTAATGAAGCATTGGTAGCCGCAGATGGATCTACATAGGTGTTATTAGGGAAGAAGTTTGGTGTATCAGATTGAAATAAATCTTGTCCATAATTAATGGCTTCTTCTAGGTATGGTCTAATAAACTCTGATGGTTCAGCAGATGATGTAGTTGTTACGTTTTGTGGTGATGATCCTTTTGACATTTTTATATTTCCTTATTTAGTAAGTATGCTTTAACTCTAAATCCTTTCAATTTTCTAACCCAACCTTTTCGTCCAGCGACTTCAAGGTGTGTGCAGTTTTCTTTCTTTGCAAATTTTTCAATAACTGCTTGTATTTCCTCTAACCAATTCTCTAGGTTAGTTCCACCAGCTAAAAAGTATCGTAATACTTTAGACTGAGGGTATTGTGCTATTTCAGTTACAACAGCACTTTCAACTTTATTATCGTGCCAACTAATAAATAGTTGCATACGATCATTAGCTAATCCGTATAGTATATCTTTTATACTATAGGTTTCGTCTAATGCTTTCTCTAGTAATGGAGCGACTTGACTCCAAATAAATTCAACATCTTCGCTAGGAACTCTAGTAATAATACTACCCAATGACACAGTATGATAAGTTTTGGTCAGAGTTTCCTGAACTCGCATGAGTTAGTGTAGCACTTCCATCTGCTCTAGCAGATACATGAAGTCCGTTGAGTGCTGTCCTTCCATTCGCTGTTGTTGGCATAAACATTATCACAGAATTACCACTAATACGAGCATCTGTTAAAGTTGTTGATGTTGCACTAGCAGTTAATGTTATTGTTCCTGTGCTATTAAGTTTACCATTGATCGTATTGTTCAATGATGTTGAAACTAATCTTAGATGTTGTCCAGTATCAGGTATTGATAATGGAACTTGAGGAAATTGATTATCTGCCACCTTCAGGTCTCGCTTCTATGTCAACTCCTGACATGGTGTTAAAATTTCCTGTGACATTTACCCTAATACGATGATACCGAGAGGTAGATCGTAAAGGACAAGTGCCAGTATCGTTAGTGCCAGTAGCAGTGCCATTTGTTGTTGTATCAAGTTGTGATTGCCTTGTAATAGGGGTTACAGTTACAGAGGTATTTGTAGTTCCATCAACAATAGGTCTGCAATTAATTAAGGTTGATCTTTTACCTTTTGCACCTTCAAACTCAGTAGTATCTACAGTTGCTGATAAACTGTTTGCAATAAACTTTCCAAACTTATTATCAGAGTTAAATCCAGCTAGACCAACAATACCTTCTTTATAAAAGTAAGAGTCTAATGATTTTGGTAAGTTATCTAAGTCACCTAAAACATCTAAACTTTCTAATGTTGTAAATGCTTCTTGTGAGGCACTAGCAATAAACTCTAAGTCCTGTCCACTGCCTGTACTCCATTTATCTACTGCATAGTTGTAGATTAATAATTTGTTATTAGTTGTTCCTGTAGCACCCGATCCACGATAAGACCACACAACAATACTATTGTTAGGATCGACAGCAGATGTAATACCATCAAGGTTAGAAGATAGATCGTCAAAGAAGAAGTTATCGACTTTACCATTACCTATTGGTGTTAATTGTTGACCACCTGTTAGTTTGTAAAAACCATCTTGTGCCAAAAAGAAAACCATGTTTCCATAAGAAGCTACTGACTTAGGAGCAAATGCTCCAATGTTATCTGCAATCTTATCAAACTGAAATATCAAGGGTACACCCACATAAGACATTCTATAGATTGCTTTTTCCATAAAGATCACACCAGCAGATTCACCACCGACTATCGCTTGGATATTACCATGTGATCCTACAATATCTTGAAAACCTGACTGTGTAGATTGGCTAGGAGTCCATGTAGAACTGTCATTAATACCTGACCACTTTACTCTTTGGTTATAAACTGTACCTGACTCGTTTGTATAACCTGATACAACAAAGTCTCTTATAACTGCGATGTATTTTGCTTTAAGAGCTACGAGATCACTGAAAGCACTACTTGTTCCTTCTGTAAACTTTTGTATGTTGTCTGCAAAGTTAGTAGCTATAATGTTAGAGCCGAACTGTGTAAAAGCCCAAAAGTCTCTAGCGTTTTCTGTAGTAGAATTGCTGTAACCACCTGATTTACTTTTATCTTGAAAAACTAAAGAGGAGTTCATCTGATATAATTTAGTAGCATCACCAGCATAGTTGGTAGAACCACTAGCACTAAAACTTGTAAATAAACCTACTGCACTTCCTGTTAAACCTGTACCACTTAATGCCTGAAAACCAGCTAGGCTTTTATAACCTTTTGCAAGAGGTAGTACATTATCTACAACTAATGCACCTGAGTTTTCATAAGAAGGAAGGTCGGCTTGTAAATCACCAAATTCAATCATCTATGCCACCTGTGGTGTTGACATCTGTAATGGTGATGTAGTTGTTGATCCTCTTGATGATGATTCATTTGCATTTTTTAATGCCTCTTTATACAAAGCCGCCCATGTGTTTATTCTTTCATCTTGCATAATAAAGGGAGCTGACTCTGCTAATGCTCCATATAAATATAGTTCAGGATAATTTGTTAATATTGTATTTGTTGTATTACTATCAGAAAGAGTATCTAATTTTTTGTAATAATTTATTTGTAATGTTGAAGCTGAATCAGGTGCTACACCTAAAAGAATATTTGTACCGAGAATAGTAAAAAATGTAGGTTTGCCTCGAGATTGACTTGCATTATACTTGTTGTAAAAATCACTATTGTTTATAAATTTTAATGTGCAGTAAGGATCACTTTGAAATATTACTGTGGTTGCTTCTATATAACCTGTCGGTAAAGCATAACTTTGTGTACCAGTAACTGTAGTAGTTGATGTATCTGAGTTTACCATTTCTCTAACTCGTAACTCTCTGTTCAATCTTGCCTCTGTAAGAGTTATAAAATCACCAAGATATGCTGTGAGATCACTTCTATTAAGATAGTTTGCTATTGATGTTTTAAGATTGGAGTATGTGTCTATTGCCATTATAAGTTACCTGTATATATTCTAAAATGTCTGTTATCAGAGTCGTTTAACCACCGAAAAAATCTAGGCTTGTCTATGACTTTACCATTATAATTTAAGATGCCTTTTTTAGCTAATTGATGAACTACAATGTTAGGTAGTCTTGCAACACGATATCCTTTTTCATGCTCAAATGCTTTTGCTTTATATGCACCTTCATTTTGTGCTACTTTGTTTGAATCTAAGATTTCTTTAATAGTTGCTTGGTCTTGATAGTTTTCAATATGAAATTTATTCTCAGCTTCATCAACAATAAGATTTGTTTTTACTGATGACTGATCGTTAGGATCGTTCAGTGAGAATTTTTTACTCATTACTTTATCGCTTTAGCTATCATCGCATCTACAGTGTCTTTCATGGATAAACCTTGATTACCTGAAATGCTTAACATTGGATCGTATTTACGATCACCCATTGATGTTTGTTTTGATTGTTTTTTACCAGTGCCTTTAGAAGTCATTTGATCTGATTTTTTTGCGTTTGCAACAACCTTAAACAATTTAGATGTATGTTTTTTGTTTGTAAATATTGCCATTTGTTCCTCTCTATAAATAAAGGGGGTGCATTAAACACCCCCAGTCCTTTAGCTACAATTATGCAGTTAAGTTAAATATTCCGTAGTTTGCGTTTGGTGCTTTTGCACATAAAGCATACTCAGCTAAGAGTAACTTCTTGTCAGAGTCACCAGTCTTTGCAAGATCAGTAGTTTGGAATGGTCTTAGGAAGTCCACACTCCACATATCCATTTGTAGGATATCTACTCTGTTTGCATTTTGATGTCTGTTTGGTACGAAAGCCACTTCACCGAAATCAGATACATAAATGTCAGTAGTACCGATTGATACTTTGTCACTCGCATCTTTGTATTTCGTTGCCACGCCATTAAAAGCTGAAGCTAATTGCTTGTGTGATGGTGACATCATTACTGTTTCAGGCTCTCCACCTAGTTCAAAAGCTTTTAAAAGACCAGCTTTTAATAATAGCTCTGTGTAAGTTCTGTTTGTACCACCAGCGATTGCTGTTGCACCTGTACCAGCTGGAGTTGCTGAAGGTGAACCATTAGTTGAGAAGTTACCAGCCGCAGAAGATGTACCTGGTTTGTTACCACCATACCATGTTCCAACAGATGCTGTTTCTCTAGCTGTAGTTGCATTACCAGCGACTTTTGCATTTTCGACACCTACTAATGCTCTTTCAATGTCTCGCTTGATTTCTTTACCCATCTTTGCAAGTTGATAAGCCATCTGTGTTGACATACCAGCGTTATCTACAGCATCGTCTGTACCTGAAATAGTTACTGACTTTGCTGAGATTTGTGTTTGGTTATTAAGTCTTACAGTTGCAGTTCTTGCATCGCCTGTGTAGTCATCACCTTCGATTTGTGCGTTAGCGGCGGCATCAGCTAATGAGTCTGTCTGCCATTCGTAAAGTGTGTTTGTTGCTGTACCTTTTGATGCGTTGCTCATAAAAGGAGTTTCAGTCGGTGAAATATTATAAATTACATCAGCTAAATCTTCTCTTATAGAGTTTGCACCATCATAGGTATCAAAAGTATTGGTTGGTTGTGCCATTACTTATTCCTTTCTATGTTGTTATTGAGAATACAATTCTTGTAAAACAGAAACAGCATCATTTACTTTTCCTGTTCTTTTAAGAGTTGCTTTTTTAGATTTCATACGTTTTGCAACATCACTATCATCTTGAATTTTTGGACTAGATGAACTTACTACCCTAGATACTTTAGTAACTTTTTTATTTTTAAGGTTAGCTTTTTTTAACTTATCGTAACGATAAGCATTGGCTAACATAATTACTGATCTATGGTCAACTAACATATTTATTTCTTGATCGGTATAACCAATCTCTTTAGCGTAGTTTGTTAAATTTTTAACAAAATCTGCACCTTTTTCTTTGTCAGCGTAAATTGGTAATTTTTGAGCAAGAAGTTGTCTTTGCTGTTCGAGGTAAGAATTATATTGTTTTCCTTGTTCCTCTTGCTTTTCAGCAAGTATTCTTTCTCGCTCTTGATTAGATTTTTCTAAAAGTTCTTTCCTACGATCTTGTTCTGCTTTAACACGAACATACTCCGCTGGATCATCTTCGTAGAGTCTGTCTAAATCTACCTTTTGTTCACTTGATCTTAATTGTTCTGATAATACTTGAAGTTGTTTCTCGTATTGATCTCGTTTGATTTTAGCCTCCTCGTTTTGCCTAGTGTATTCGTTTTTTAATTCTTCAACACTTTTTCTATCTTGCGATAGCTTTTCGGTTTTACGAGTATAATCGCTTTGTCGAGAATAACCCTTCGTGAGTTCTTCTAGGTTGACTTCT